TCCAACGTGGGATTATTCGAAGAAAGATTGAGCGAAGTCCAGAAGAATGAAGCCATGAGTACCAAAGCTAAGATGGAAGCCATCACCGCTTTAATTGAGGCTATCGCCAAATACGGTGAAGTTGAGACCTCATTGGCAGCGTCTGGTATCGAATCATTCGACTACAAGCAAGATGTCGACGTTCAGAAGGACAAGGCGGAAGCTCAGCAGAACTCAGCTGGGAATGAATTCTTGTCTCAGATGATGAGTCAGGTAGGCCAGATGGGTGCGGGTGGTCAGCAACAACCACAACAGGGCATGCAACCGGGTATGAATGGGCCGCAAGGTTGACCCTTTACAACACCAACTAGAGTTCAAGAAAAGCGCTGATGCCAACTGGAATCGCGTCTATCAAAATTCACTTACCGGACTTTTAGATATAGATGATCTGGCAACCGCGATGCAAAGATGCAATCAAGTCGATCATGATCTATTTGTGAAATTTGGTTACTTCAGTAGTAAAATATAGCGTTTTTAGGTCAAATTTCGACGTTTTGCGAGATTTTTTCTCGTAAATTGAAGAAATTCACTCGTAATATGGAAAATTTTACTCGTAAAGTGTACCCAAGATAATTTGTATAAATCATAGTATATGAAAAGCAAAGCCCCTAACAACAAGTTAGAGGCGTCGCCTAGGCAGTGAGCTGATAGTTGATCGAGCTATCAGGTGACTCAAAGCCATGATGCATGCAATGAGAGAGAGATCAGCCTTCCCAAAAACACACATCTTCGTAGATTTTAATCTCCATAACAAATACTTGCAAATATTTTCTTGAGTGCTACAATGGTATCAAGTAAAAAATTTAGGTGATACCATGTCAGGCGGAACAAAAATTAATGATCATTCCTTTTGGGCTGGAAAAGGCAGCAAAGGCTGTGTATTCCCAATGGAATCTAAAATGAAAGACGAATCTTCAGCTGAAGGCGACGGAGGTGTCAGGAAATATGAAGACACAACCGAAGCGATCAAAATGGCCCAGATGCAAGGCGCTGGTAAAATGAGATCTAACATGCCTAAAGACGGATACAGACATTAAGTTCACAATAGGGAGGTTTATGCCTCCCCTCCTTAAAGGATGTGTATGAAAACAGGTTTTAAAGATCCCATTGCTCCACGTAAAGGCGACAAAGAACCCAAAAAACCTTGGAACTTTGAATGCCCTCAATATGACAATCGTATGCGCATCGATGCAGGTTCCGATTATGGTGTGGGATTCAATAATCCTGTGGGTACACAAGGTGTCCCAAGTGGAATGATGTCGGGTCCCATCCCGTTCGGTAAAGTTAATACTCTCAAGGTCGACAGTGAGTAAAAAAACTCCTGCTTGGCATACCAATAAAAGTCCTAAGGGCATGGGAGATTATTATGGTACGGGGCATAAGAACCCAGTTGGCAAAGTGGCTAAAGGAACTGTGGGACAGAATCCAGTCCCTCCTAGAAAGCTACGAAAACCGCCCAAGACACTAGCTTAGGCGATACCATCCAAATGTTTGATTCAAAAATGATAATGTCATCATCATAAAAACGAATCCTACAATACCAATAATTACAATCTTTTCCATGTGTGTCATTTTATTCCTAGAGGGGTTTCCATGGTTTTTTCTTTGGGGCCGACATACTTAATTCGCAATATATGGCATCAATCTCAATATCGCTCAAATCATCCCATTCTTTAGCATCTAACTTCTCTCGGTGATGTGTAAAGTTATAGATACTATCGCATACCAAGGGATTCGCTGTCATCTTGTCTTGATCAAATTGCTCCCACATTTCTCTCGCAGGGATCATCCATATCACTCTAACTGTATCTGTCCCAGGATACGCCTTAAATAGCATAGAGTTGGTCTGTGACTTTGGCTTCGTCAATCTAGGTTGCCATATCAGACGTTTAGATACGCCATCGTCATCAGTTCTTGTGTGAGCGAATATATAGAATGGATGGTTCCCAAACGGTCTTTTATCTATCAAATCTTGGCAACACATACCTATATCAAAGTCTTGTTTGACCAGGTGTTGAAGCCGGTCATGGGCGTCTAGTCTGTCTACCTTGAGCATATAACCTCGTATTAAAATCTTTACTATATGCATTAAAAATTTTAATGTACAAGGTGTTCAAAAACAAATTCGCTAGTCGGCGTCAAGATGAGGTATAATGACACAAGAGATTCAACAACAAGAACCAGTGGAAAACGTAAGAAATGATAAAGAGTATAACTTCGGCAAACTCAGGGAACAATTGGAAAGGGAACGATCAGCAAAGGAACAACTCGAACAGAGAATGGCTATTCTTGAGCAGGCCATGCAACAGAAAAATTCCAAACCTGTTGATGATGAGGATGAAGACACAGAACCTTATGTTGACACAAGAAAGCTCAACAAGAAACTTAGCCAGTTCGGAGAACAAACTAAGCAAGCTACTGCAGACATCGTTAGAAATGAAGTGCAGAAAGCTATTTATGAGGAGCGAAAACAAGCTTGGTTCAAAAATAACCCCGACTTCCAAAAAGTCATGCGAGAAGATGTGTTGAATAAGTTCGAGCAGACAGCTCCAGACTTGGCTCAGTCAATTCTTTCAATACCTGATGAGTTTGAGAGACAGAAGCTCGCTTACGCGAACATCAAGGCTCTACGTTTAGACCAACCAGAGATCAAACAACCCTCCGTTCAGGAAAAGATTGATGCCAATCGTCGTAGCCCATACTATCAACCTACAGGCGTTGGGAGCGCTCCTTATGCGTCCCAAGGAGATTTCAGCCCTCAAGGGCAGAAGGCAGCTTATGATAAGATGCAACAACTGAAAGCACAGCTGAGAGGCTGACATAAATAACTGTCAACAACGAGGTCAATCATGGATTTTGCAAAAGATCTATCGCATGCCAAACACATTGTGGAAGAAGTTGAGCATGTTGAGAAAGAATTCCACTTAACACCTGAGATTCAGCAAGACTTTGAGAATCTTCTCGAGGGATGGGCTGAGAAACACGGTGTTCCAAAATCGGTTTGCGAGATGCTAGTGACCATATTGGTTCATTTAGCATGAAAACAGAAATGAAAATATTAGATAATGGAAATTATGAATCCATTATTTGTGTGATTCAACATGCATGTCACAGCAATGACCATAACTGGTCGTGTAGGCAATACTCGTCTAGAATGGATAGATTAATACTTCAGTGTAGTTTTGGTGATCCATATGAAGATGGTTTTGAGGAACAAACTGAAGTCATATATTGTCCTTTCTGTGGGCATCAAGCTAGTATGAAAAAAGAATGACAACTTGGCCGTATTGTGACAGATGCGGCCATTTCATCTGCCGTTTAGTGACAAAAGTTTTTCTATAAGGCAATTTACAAAAAATATACAGATATCAGGTAGTAGACAAATAAATATTTTACTTGATATAACAAGACTCACGCACGCACAAGCGTCATGTGCACCAACTCTATCTTTCGCGTTACGTAGCCTCGCACCTACGATCAGATAAGCAAGCGAACGGATGTAATAGGCTTTCGTCCACCGAGCACTTATCGAATAGAACTCAATTCTTGAGGTTTTATGTCTATTACAACTACAGGGAACCTTGGTCCAATGATTCTCCAGAGCTTAGCTCCGGCGATGTTATATGTTCCAACTCCTAGTATGAACTACATTATGGTGGCCGACAAGGTGTCGATGCCTGCCAATGGTGGGACTACTTGCCGCTTTATGCGACCAAGAGCTTTAGTTCCCCCAACTGTGCAACTTGGTAACGCCGGGATCGATCCCCCAGCTCAAGTGCCGCAAAGAGATATCATCGATGCGCAAATGGCTTTTTTCGGTAAAAGTGCCTGTGCCGAAAACTCATCCGATTACGTTAATAGACAGGCTGCGTAATCAACGAGCAAGTGATACTTCAGGATCAAGAGGGAGTCCTCGCCTGGGTGTCTGAAAGGCTCGCAGTAGCGATGAGACAGGCTTGAGATAATAGGCCTGTATAAATCTAACCTGATTGACTTGGAAACCCTCTCTTTAAAGAGGGCAACAAGGGCCAAGGGTTTAAATAGGAATAGTATGTTCGAATTCAGCTTTAAGAAAGCCTTTAGCGTTAAGACGACACATCTCAACTCGGATGTCTTCTCTCTTTGCCATAGTTTCTGGATTGAGAGGAGTATGTGCTCCGAACCCTTTTTGAGTATAGGTGGCTCTAAACTCAAGGATAAGTTCAGCTTGTCGTTTCTTAAGAACGAGATAAGGAAGTATTTGGGTACAAATGTCAACAAGACGATGACCTTGGATAACCCATTCATAAATCCATCTCTCGTGCGTGGAGTTTTTCTTAAAAATGGATCGCTTATGTTTTTTGGATTTATGATTCAAATTAGAGAAATGCTCCTCAATCCAATCAAAAAGTTCCTTCTTTGTGTTGGAAATATTGAGGACAGATCTGAAATTGGGTGTCTGGTACCGGTTATATTTGGCAGGATTTACTCTGTAAATGCAGAGAGAGCCCTCTCCATCAACGATACCAGCAAGATAAGCCAATTTAATAGGATCATAAATTACTTTTTCATAAGGAATTTCAGGCATTTACACTCTCCTTTTGTTTGTGTGTAGATGAATGTATATTGTTGCATACTCCTATTTAAATGTCTAGGCTGAACGAGCAAGCGGTTGGACTCTAGAAATAGAGATGCGGTGCTCTGAACTCGGACTATAAATAAAATCCGAGAATTAGGCAGAAATGACCTAATCACTCGAAAGAGGGGTAACAGATTGGAAGATCTCATTTTGAGAGACTACATCGTCTCAGCAGCGTCTGAAATCAACGCTGGCGGTGGTAGCAACAACGATAACCCAACTAACCTTGGTGTTAGCGATTTTAGCCTTGTGGCAACGACCCTTGATACTAATAATGCTTATAAATTTATGAGCGGTATCGAAGGCGACTTGAAATTCGGAACAGGCCCTGTCCGTTCAGCATACTTCATGCTGTCCTCAACAGAGCTACAAACCGATTTCGATACGCTAACAGGTTCTGGATTCTTATCTAGCTGGAACTACCCTAACAACACATCGGCACTCCCAAGCGAGTACGGTTCTGTCTATAACATCAGGATTGTAACAAGCTCGGAAGCACCGATTGCGAGACAAGCCAGTGCTAACTCCCAGGACGTATATTATAACACAGTTCTTGGAAAGCAAGCGCTCACGCATATCAATCAGGATGGATATTCCATGAACCTGATCTATCGTGATCCGTACTACTCTGGAATGTTAGCTCAGAACGCTACTTTGGCGGTTAAATTTAGCCAGGCCCAAGCGATCACACAAGACACTGCTATTCGAAATTTGCTTTGTACAAGAACCGGTAACCAAGGAGTATAACATGGGCGAATACTCAAGATCAGCACGAGGTTCTCTAGTTTCGACTGGTGCCTTGATGGCTGTGACATTGCCTTTTGAACCGCAATATGTGGAGATTACTAACTTCACGTCTGCGACTACTCCTACGGCAACCAAGATCGCGTATACCCAATGGGATTACGGAATGAATTTCTTGTCCGGAGCAGTATCTCCAGCTGTGAATGACGTTTTTGTAGGAACTACGCCAGTAGCTTTATCTACAGAAACTATATTGGTTGGCGGTATCTCAACTTTCTCTGCTGGGTTGTCTTTACAATTCGGGCCTCAAAAGCAAGTTGCTTCTGCAACAGCTGCGAATCCAATTGTATTTACAGTAACAGCCCATGGTTATGTAACCGGAGATGTTGTGATATTTGAAGGTCTATACCAGTCTCCAACGACAGGTATGCCTCAAATATGCGGGATGCCTTTCGTTATTACCGTCATTGATGCCAATGATTTTAGTATCAATTGGAATGGTGCTCAGAGTTCTTACACGGCTTTGAGCGCTAGCCCAACGGGAGCTTTCGTAAGACAGGTGATTTATCCTTTCTTATATGCTCCTGGAGTATCGAACATCACAAGTTTGACACTCGGTGCTACAACAACAGTCGTTACAACTGCTCCACATAACTTAAACGTCGGTAGTGAAGTAGCTTTCCGTATTCCTAAATTATGGGGTACGGTTCAGCTAAACTCACCACAGAACTTCAGGATTCCTGGATCTCCTGTGTACGGTTATGTTATGAGCGTAATAAGTTCGACTTCTGTTCTTGTGAAGCTGAACTCAATGAACTTTACTCCTTTTACTACAAATATCCCAGTCACCGACGTCCCAGGGTTATCCTTCCCTCAGATGGTCGCTGTGGGAGATATTAACAGTGGTGGGACACCTTATAGCGGTGGCGCTTTGTATCCATCTCCTGTTGTAAATGGGGTATCGACTATCAATGGACCTGGCATTCTCGGTGCCTTCGTTAACAATACTGCAAGTGGTTTTGTTATTGGAGCATCAGTGGCAGGCACACTAAATGACCAACTTTTCTGGAAAGCGTATCTATACGATTACAGCTCTAATTGATCAAATAGGGGGCCGGGATTTATCCTGGCCTTTATTTAAAAAAAAGTTTACGCTAAAGTTCAAATAAAAATTTTATTATGGAGCTCTTCTATGGCTGAATATTCTAAACTTGCCCAAGGAAGTTATCTTTCTACAGGCACTCCTCAGACAATTTATTTGCCCTTTATTCCTCAAATTGTGGAAGTTAAAAATATTACGGCTGAAACAGCTCAACGATCAGCGGCTTACACGAATATTTATTGGCAAAAGCCAATGGCTCCTGGATCAGCAAGCGTTGAAGTTATCGGATCAGCAGGTGCTTTAAGTATAGCAAATACTGCGACTGGAGGCATTACTCCTGTTTATAATTCACCTGGCGTCCTATACACGGCACCACAACAAGTTGTTTCCATGACGGCTGCTTCCAATCCTATTGTGACGGTTACAGCGCATGGTTTTTCAAATGGAGACCTCGTGATATTTGAAGGTCTATACCAGTCTCCAACGACAGGTATGCCTCAAATCTGTGGAATCCCTTTCACCATATTGAATGTGTCGACCAATACATTCCAGATTCTATGGAACGCGAGTACGAGTAATTATACAGCTTTATCAGGTTCTCCTGCTGGAGCAGTGGTTAGAAAAATAATCAATCCTGAACAATATTCTCCTGGAGTCAATGTCATCGATAGCATCGGTCTTGGGACTCAAACAACATTTGTTCTAACTAGAGTTCCTAATTATGTCGTTGGCCAAACAGTTTCTTTCAGGATACCTAGGCAGTGGGGAACGGTACAACTTAATCCAGGAAACAATCCAAACATACCTGGCTTTATAATTTATGGGACCGTCATCTCTGTAGATTCAGGACAAACTGTGGTAGTCGACATCGATTCTACTAATTTTACTCCTTTTACGGCGAACGTACCGGTAGCAGCAGTCCCAGGTCTTACATTCCCTCAAATCGTTGCGGTTGGGGATTTGAACACTGGAGGCGGTCAACCCCTGATTAATTCACTTCCTAGTATCAATGGCCCATCTATCAGTGGAGCGTTTGTAAACAACACGGCTCAAGGATTTACCATTGGTTCTGTGATATGTGGACTGACTTCTGACCAGATGTTTTGGAGAGCCACTTATTCTGATTACACAGGGTTTTAATGAGTAGTCAAAGCAATGTGACCCCAGGTCCGATAGCTCCGGAGAATAATCCTCCTATAGAGCCTCAATATTTCGTGCCTGGTCGTTTTGTTGTGACAAATATAGAAATGGGACCAACGACGCTGATAACAACTTCTGAGCCCACTAATTATTTGGTGGGCCAACTTATTAGATTGTTGATCCCGCAATATTTTGGAGCCGTCCAATTGAACGCAATGCAAGGTTATGTGGTTTCAATACCCGAAGATAATCAAGTGTACATTAGTGTGAATTCTAATGGATTTGTACCCTTCGGATATAGAGGCCCGTCTGCCGTTATCACTGGTATTTCCCAGGCTAACCCTTGTGTGATAACAGCTTCCAATTATTTTGTTGCTGGGCTAGATGTGATGATATCAGGTGTAGGTGGTATGACGGAATTGAATGGAAATGAATATTCCATTTTATCTGTTACAAACACATCCATAACCATAAATGTGGATAGCACATCGTTCAGTGCGTATACATCTGCCGGAACCGCAATATTGCTAACGCCTGGAAAGAACAATCTGCCTCAGATCATTGCTATTGGAGATATCAATAGTGGACAAATCAATGGAAACGGCCCTAATACGGCCACCTTTGTACCAGGGAGCTTTATAAACGTCTCTTAACCCAAGGAAAAACCATGGAAGAACAAAAATCTCCCCTCTCTAAGCCAAAGATGACAAGTGGCAAAGCACAACAAGAAGTAGACCGTGTAGAAAAGGAATTCGATGAGTTTCAAGAGAATCTCACATCTTTAGCTAGCCATGGTTTTAGTTCTGAACCAAAACAAGAACAAGATAGACAAACTCATCTTTCATCAAAGGAAATAAAATCTCTAGATATTTATCTAAAACCTGAAAGATCCATTCCAGATAGACAGAAGTTCAATGAGAAGTTTAGAGACGCCTGGAATCATGCGAAAGAATATGTTCACTTTATCGCAGAGAATAAAGAATTAATCGGTGAAGCCATCGAGATATGGACACATCCTTTTGGAGGAGTTGGTGCAGAATTCTGGAAAGTCCCTACCAACAAACCTATATGGGCTCCAAGATACCTTGCTGAACAGATCGAAAGAAAAAGCTACCACAGATTTACTATGGATAACACTACTACAAATGTAGGTAATGGGGCTCAGATGTACGGAAATATGGCCATTGACAGTACTATAAAGAGATTGGCTGCCTTCCCTGTTTCTGAAAGAAAATCAATGTTCAGCTCATCAAGTAGGTTTTAACGATGGACATGCTGGCCGATATACTGACTTACATTCGACGGATTATCAAAGCTCCTTCGAATTCGTCTATCCCGGACAGCTTGCTCATTGATTATGTTAACCGTTTTTGGATCATGGACGTGGATGCAAGAATCCAATTGTTTGATCTAAAGACGGTGTATCAGTTTGAGACCATTCCTGGTGTCGATCAATACAACATGCCTTTGTATCAGATACAGACTGAGACACAGCCCCCTCCTGCTGGAACACCAATTCAACAGATCACTCCCTATCCCGTATATCAAGGATTCCTAGACCCATGTTTCGTCAATGGCATCCCTGTAGGCTTTGGCACTGAAAGGGGAACCTTCTGGAATGCGTATCCGAAATATTTGCAGGCCCTCACAACGGTTGGTGTCGGTGATGGAAGTGAGACAGAGTTTACGTTTAATTTGCCTTACAATCCAGCTATTCCAGGCCATGTTGATCTTACTGGAATCATTACATCTGAGTCGACTAGTGATCCGATATTCACTGAAACTTTCAATCCCAATATCCCGATTACTAGCGTTAAGCCGGGTGTTTTTCTGACCTATACCGATTCATCAGGAAATACCGTAACCATCACAGATAGCGGTCAGTTTTTGGAAATAGACGAGCCAGCTACTAATCCAAATCAAGACCTTTATGGATTACTGATGAACCCTGCGAATGCTGCACCTGGAGTATTCCCGAATCCAATGGCTTCTCTTGGGGCTTATGATATCAATACCAACACAGTGAACTATAACACAGGAGTGGTTAATGTCACATTCCCGCAACCGCCTCCTGCAGGGGCTGATATCCAAGCTCAGTGCTATTTTTATGAGCAAGGTATTCCCCGTGTCATTCTTTACTACGATAATACTATTACTATCAGACCTCCTCCCAATACTCAATATCTTGTCGAGTTGACGGCGTATCTATCTCCTGCGGCCTTCTTGCAGACAACAAACGCTATCCAATTCGCTTACATGTGTGAATATATCGCTCGTGGAGCAGCGAGAAAGATTCTCTCGGATACCGGAGACGTGGAGCAATTACAGATGTACGAACCATTCTTCAGAGAGCAAGAGATGCTGGTGTGGAAGCGCAGCCAGAGGCAATTCACAAGCACACGGACTCAGACAATCTTCAGCTCTGGAGGATTTAATCAGGGAGTCGGTAACACCATGAACATAGGATCAAGCTAATGACATTTGACTATACCAGGGACCGACCGTTCCCTACCAATTCTCCTAGTATCGATGTTAATGATATGCAACAAAATTGCAACAGTATAGCGAGCTGGACAAATGTTGATCATTTTGGGCTCCCATCTAGTGGAATTGGCGGGACACATCAACAAGTTACTTTCCCCCAGTTAGCAACAGTAACAACTCCGACTGCAAACGCATCTGTATTATATCCGGCTCTCCAAATGGAGCCAGCTCCTGTTAATGCGGCGGTACAAGCTTTATTCAAAAATTCCACCTCTACCATCATGCTATCGTGCATAAAGGCATTTGGGACCTTCACGACACTTTCAGGCGCAGGTTCTCTAACTTTTGGTACACAATTCAATGTTTTAAGTGGAACGTCCGATGGAAGTGGATCAATTTTTACTATAACCTTGCAACCAAACACCATTGCTACCGGTAGCACCACTGCAAATACAACTGTGATTTTCAGTGCGAACTGCTCTAATCGTACAACTGTAGTTGTCTCACAAGTAGCCAGCCAAGTGATTACATTTACTGCCACTGGATTACTTGGTACTTATCAAATCAGCTTCGCGGTTCTACAAAATTGAGGTTTCATGGCACAGCAAATCATTGTCGGTCCGTTTAATCAAGGTCTTAGAAGCGACCGCACCGCATTCGTGATAGACAATGATGCATTTCCTACTTTGATAAATTCTTATCATTGGAGAGGTCGTATCAAGAGAAAGAGAGGAACTCAATTAATCACTCGACTGCAAAGATATTTCAACTCTTCTTCTACATCTTATTCCGCCAACGCTACGATTCCAACAGATGCATCAGGGAATGCAAATATTTTGACGGCATTTGGATTACAAGTAGCAGTCAATCCAACCACGTATGCCTCAGTAGTTCCAATGACAGTCACCATTGTCGACACTTCGGCTTCGGTAACATATGAAGATGACGGGGCTGGAAATCTAGTTGTTAGTCCAGGTCCCGGCACCTCGGGGACCATCAACTACGCCTCTGGTCAAATAAAATTGCCTATAGAGGCGATCCATAATATTTCAGCGATGTTTAATTATTATCCTGGGTTACCGGTGATGGGGCTGGAATCTCTCACAGCTTTCAATACATATTTCCCAGGTAACATTGGGTTCGATACCAACTATGCTTATGACATTTCCACGACGTCCCCCTTCCCCAGTTCTGATGTAAGCTTCTATAAAAATCCTGCATCGCCAAATACTGCTAAGACCGCCGTTACACCCTCGACATGGAACGGAATGAATTATCAGCAATTCTATACCGTTAATTATCAAGGTGCGCTTTGGGCAAGCAATGGATTTACACGACCATTCACCACTACAAATATTGGGATGCAGTATATAAAATTTACCATCGTAGTTACAACAATGCCTGGAGGTAACGCTACTGCTGTGTTTACAGTGGCGACTGACCCGAAATTAGTCATTGGTGATTATGTATTCGTGAATCAAGTAACAGATGAAATTTTAACCCCACAGATCAACTTTCAGACAGGTTATGTAACAAATGTAGCAGGAACAGGTCCATTTACTGTAACCGTTGTCTTCCCGAATCCTTGCACACTGACTGCAAACACCTATACCACCAATGGAATCCTTCAATATTTGACAAATCGTTATGACACAACAAAAGATTGTATTCGTTGGTATGATGGTAACCCGTCTAATGGGGCCTCTCCGCCTGTACTTAGCACGGGATTGGGATGGGTTAATTTTTGTCCCCCACTCTCATTCAGTAATCTTTCTATCGATGACCAACCTAAAACTCAATATTATTTGGTTGGTGCTCAGGTGATGTATCCTTTCAAGGATAGAATGGTTTTCTTTGGCCCTATCATCCAGACAGCTCAAACTGATAATACTACTGCTGATAGTAGCCAAGTTTATCTACGTGACACCGTTATCTATAGCCAGAATGGGACCGTATATTATACTTCCACATATACCGGAGATGTTCTAGCTTCAAGCACACAATTTACCCCTGTGTTGGTTCCAAAGAATCAGACGGCGACTTCACCATCATGGTTTGGAGATGTCGCAGGATTCGGAGGATATCAGGTCATTGGAATCGATCAACCAATCATATCTGTGTCATCGAATGAAGATGTGCTTATATTGGGATGCCAAAACAGTCAAGTTCGTATGATCTATACAGGGAACGACATAATTCCTTTCAATTTCTTCGTGATCAATTCTGAATTAGGAACCAGTTCGACTTTCTCAACGGTTAATCTGGATCAAGGGGTTATAGCAGTTGGTCAAAATGGAATTACCCTCACAGGTCAGACCACTTGTGAAAGGATCGATCTCGCGGTACCGGATAATATATTTAAATTCAGTTTGGTCCAGAATGGTTCGCAGAGAATATGCACGCAGCGAGATTTCCAAAATGAATGGATTTATATCACCTATCGCCCTCAGACGTCAGATTCGACTAAATATTTATACCCTACTCAAACTCTATTATATAACTATAGAGAAGCGTCTTGGGGAATGTTCAATGAGACCTACACAACTTATGGGCAATTTGTACAACAGGGATCAAAAGCATGGACCGAATATACTGATATTACCTGGTTAGGATGGGAGTCTCCATGGAATCAAAATGACGCATATCAACCGAACGTCATAGGCGGAAATCAAGAAGGATTTGTGCTCAGACGCAGCGATAATCAAACTGCCGAAGACACGTCTCTTGCTATTACGGCGATCACAATTTCTGGAACATCTATCACAATCCTGGCTTATAATCACTGTTTGAATGCAGGAGATTTCATCTTGATCACAGGATGCATGGGCTCGATTGCTACTCCAACCAATACGATCAATGGGTATGTCTATGAGGTAATCAGCGTAACAAATTCTAACGCATTCCTGATAGGGGTAACTGGTCCAGAGAATGAAAATCCTATACCTACAGGAACTTATATTGGTGGTGGATTGATAACCCGATTCTATATTCCCCTAATCCAGACTAAACAATTCCCCACCGCGTGGAGTATGTCTAGGAAGACAAGAATAGGGGTTCAACAGTATCTATTTACAAACAGTGGAGGAGCTCAGATTGAATTGCAAATCTATCTTAGCCAGAATGGCTCATCTCCTTATAACTATGGTCCTATCGTTCCCTACGATAACGTTGATAATAGTTCACTGGTGTACACGGATATTCTCTTCACTGGACCGGAATTAAAAAATCTTCAGATGCCGACCTCTGCTAGTCAATCCCAGATATGGCACCGTATGAATACGAGCTTGATTGGAGATACTGTGCAGATTGGTTTCACCATATCAGATAATCAGATGGCAGACCCAACTTTTACAAACCAAACGGCTGAAGTGGAATTGCATGCATTTATTCTGACAGTCTATCCGTCGCAGGTGCTTGCATGAGTAATGTTGTAAATCAGGTCGCGTTTCTCAGAACTAGCCGTAATTTTCCCGAAGATTTGCATCAGTTAACTGTTGAGATGGATCGCTCATATATTGATATTGCTTCATCTGTGAATTCTCGTACCATCGGAATATTCCCAACAACTAGATCAGCACAGAACGGAGAAAGCTGGTTTCTAAACAACAGTCAGCGACAACAAGGCTTCAGGCAAGTCTATACTTTCACCGGAGCAGGCTCTATACCCCATGGATTAAAGATATCGCAACTGGGACCATTTGTGAGGGTCTACGGGGCATTTACGGATGGTGCTACGCCTCCTAACGAGCATTGGTATCCGTTACCGTATGTAGATGCAACGGATGCAACCAATCAGGTGCAAGTTGTCATCACTGACACCAGCATTGTGATCACGGCTGGAGGGGGAAGTCCTCCAACCATTTCTTCAGGAGTTGTTGTGGTGGAATGGTTGTCATTGGCTTAAATTCTAAAAGAGAAGATGGTCGAACGTCTTTTAATTTTAGTCTTTTTGCAGCTCTATTAAAAGCCTGAATTAGATGAGTCCGTTCAACTTTTTCGCCTTTGCAATTTATGAAAATCAGAGCTTCGTCCGATATTTCAACACGAACATTTCGATCTCTTGGATTATTTACATATTCTAATATTTCATTTTTTATTTCTTCGTTTAAATTTAACTCTTCAATTTCCCCAAACTTTAACTCTATAACTTTCGCATAGCTTATGTTATAGTAGTATGATATTTTACTTATTATTGCATCTCTCAATGTCATAACCAAAATTAATTTTTGGAAAACATCTTCGCTTATTTTCTTTTCAAAATACACAGCCTATGTCCCATTTTTAAATTCCTCTTTCATTAGCATGAATATTTTCTTCCCAAGCCGCATATATTGAGCATCCGTCATCCCAACTCTATCCTTGATAGGCTTTTTCTTTGTGGTAGATGTTCGTATTGAAATGATTCGCTTCGCAGTCTTCTCATCGAAAGCCATCATCTTAGACCCAAGAACATTTGGATGCGGAATCATGATATGCTCGAAGCAGTGATCACGTGCCCAACGGCAAATGTTGCGAGTGTCTGTTTTGCATTCTTCTGCGACTTCGGCAGCGGTCATGTAATAGGTTTGTTTATCCATACATACCATGATATACCACGCCATGGATTTAGAGGAAGTGATTACACAATTTACGTCAGTTTTTGCCTGAAAATGGGAGTGTCGTTGTTTTGGGATAAATTTTTGTATGAAACAACTACATAGACAAAAAAATGCATACCAAAAATATGTCTTAATTTATAAACTAGAACTTTGTACAACAATTTTTAAAAAAAAGGATCACAATGCAAAACGATGTAACTTTACTGACAGTATCTCAATTCTGGAAAAAACACCCTTTCACTTCTGAAGGTGGTCTACGTCATTTATTATTTTCAAATAAGACGTTTAGAGAAGAGTGCACACGTCGTCTTGGAAGAAAAATTCTTTTGATAGAAGAAAAGGTATTGGAATTCATCATAAGCGGAAAAGGAACTTCCGATAAAAAAGTTAAGTAGTTTATACAAATCTGACATATATAGAAAATTCTTTACATGCTACACTCAACCAAAACGAGGTAAATATGTCGTCAATGATCGGCTCAACACCCTATGGGACATCAGGTCGAAGCGGAAATAAAGTTGCAAAGGGATATCAATTAAGTCAACTGCAAAATTTCTCCCCCCAACAACAACAATTATTCTCTCAACTATTCGGCCAAGTAGGCCCTGATAGTTATCTTAGTAAACTTGCAGGAGGAGCCCAATCTCAATTTGAGGCTCTTGAAAGACCTGCTTTGAAGCAATTTTCGGCTCTCCAAGGCGGTTTGGCATCGAGATTCAGCGGAATGGGATCGTTCGGGAACCGAAATTCGTCCGGATTTCAAAACACTGCCAATGCAGCCGCTTCAGATTTCGCTGGTCAGTTGCAAAGCAATCGCCTAAATCTTCAACGGCAAGCCATCATGGACTTGTCAAGCATGAGTAATCAACTTTTACAGCAGCGTCCTTTCGAAAATCAATTGACCCAAAAACAGACCCCCTTCTGGCAAAAACTCCTCGAAGGCCTCGCCAGTAACGCCGCGCAATTTGGAACCCAACAAGCTGGCAACGCTGCCATGCTAGCAATGTTATAGGAGATATTATGGTACAGGTTTTACCGAAAGTTCCAGGATTTGGCGAACGGTTCGCAGAGAGTCTAAGTCGCGGTATGGAAAAGGGACTGGATCAGTCAACCAATTTTGCTCAGCAGATGGCCTTAGAAAAACAACGCTATCAATTGAAGCAGGGATTACAACTTAAACAGGCAGAAGCTGGAATCAATGCCGCCGGTTATGGCAATCAACCAAATGTAATTACCTCACAAGATCAGCCTTTTGCAAATGTCTCACGAGAACCACAAATTACTCCTGTAGAACAATTAGATCAAAAAGCGGCTCAATGGGCAACAGAGAGAAATAATCGTGGTCTGCCTACAACGATTGAAGAAGGAAGAAACCACGTACGTGAAAAAAATCAAGATATCCTTCAACAAAGAAATCTTAAAAACAGTTATGCAGACATCGGACAAGTAGAACTAGAAAAAGTGATGAAAAATCCTTCTGGTGAAGATACGGCCATAATTAGAAAAAAATTAGAAAATCAGGCTTACGAAGGATTAGGAGAATCGGATATACGTAGATTGGCTGCTAAGGAAGCAAGCAAATATAAAAATACTATTTCCCGTATTGAAAACAGTATTCCCCCTAAAAGAATAGGGAAAAATTTCAAAGAAATGTATTTAGGGAATGGACGCGATGCTGAAAAAAATAGAAATTCCATGCGCCTCCTCGCCAAACCTTTATTAGAGGAAGGTCAATATCAAAAAGCACGAGAACTGTACAGCAGAAGGGGATATTCTCCTGAAGAAGTAGAATCATTTATTACAGAGTTGGGAGAAGGTTCTAAGCGAGCTCTAGCTGAATTACCTAATTTTAAAACACTGGGAACCTATATAAAAAAACGAGTGGAACATCCATTCACTGAACGCAGACAACTCCCAGAAAAAGAACAACAAATATTCCAGGAAAATCTAAAAAATGCATTTGAACGTGAACCATCAGTAAACCCTTTATTATTGAGAAGAGCGTATGAGGAGAAGGGTGTCGACTGGAGATCATTTCAGGATGCTTTGGAGAATCTAATGTCAGAAGGACAAATCCAATTAAATGAAGATCAAGAAGCACAATGGAATCATTTGACTCAACCCCCTTTGAATAATTTAGAGAAAATCCTATATAAATTTAATCTCATAGGTAGATAGTGACTTCTCCAATTATAAATGCAATTCGAAATGGTTTCACGGCATCAACCATATTGAATTACCTGTCTAGGCAATTCCCAAAAGCCGCTCCGGCTATAAATTTAGCTAAGAAGTCTGGATTTCTTCCACATACTATTTTAAGACAACTTAACAGAAAAAATGATCAATCCCAGGATGATGATTATCTAACCGAATATGAAAAAACGGAAAGAAACTATAAGAAACAAAAGACTGATGCCTACAAAACGGTTGCTAAAACGGCTGGCATAGGCGCACTTGCTGGGGCTGGAATAGCTGGATTGATGGGGCGTGGCGCCTCTGCGGCGGCTCAGGGAGCATTAGGTGCTCAAGGTGGAGTGAATACGCCTAATATTCCTCCGGGAGGAGGTGGAGGAGGTCCAAGCCCAGGGCCTGGAATTCCTCCAGCTGGACAAATAAATCCTGCGGGTTCACCTGCAAACCCACAAAATCCTCCAGGAACCCCAGCGCAAAATTTCGCTCAAGCATTCAATCAAACTCCTGGAGGTACTCAATCTGCTCATGATTTAGCCAATCCTATCGATTATTATACATCCACTACACATAAGCACTTCCCTCATATAGCAAAATTCGTAGAAAAATCGTTGAAATCTGGTAAAACTCCTGACGAGATTTATGATAATTTACAGAAGTCCACATTGTTCGGTAATGCAGTTAGGGCACATGAATCGGAGAACAAATCTTCATTCAAGGATGTCATTCAACAAATAAAATCTAGATATTCTCCCGAAGAAAAAGGATCAATCGTTGTCACTCCACATGGAGCAGGAGAGATCAAAGAAACAAAAGGTGATCATGCATACGTTGACGTTGGAGGAAAATTACAAAAGCTTCCTCTATCAGAAGTAGAACCTGGAAGTCCAGAGGCAAGAAAATCGGTTGCTGATTATTTACAGATTCATGAGAAAGATCGATCAGCTCCTATTGCGCTGTGGTTCTATGATCCCGAACATAAAAACCTTTGGGTTCAATGGCATTTTGAAGGTCAAGTTACGAAATATAGAAATTTCCCAGATGATATCGTAGAAAAAATAAGATCGAAGGCCGCCATTCCAGTTAGTACAGGTCAAAATGAATTTGGTTCATGGTCACCAGCTGATGAAGAATCTCTTGGCGCAGCAGTTGATCAATTCATTAAGAAAGATTCTAGATGGAAGAAGTCAGGTAAAGGTGAAGAGAAAAATCCTAACTACGATACATATGAATTGGGATATGATTTTTGGGAAAAATTAAGGCAAAAAAGAAAAAGGCCTAAAAAAGTATGAAAGATCAATTATCAGACAAAGAAATAAAAATGCTAAAAGACCTTTCATACATCAAGGCAGAAATATCCAAACTCAAGAAAAAGAAGAAAAAGAAACCTAAGCGTTCTGCATCTTCTTCTTAAGTTCTTCGATCTCAATACGTAATTTTTTATTCTCCACGTATTCATCGAATTGCTTTTCTTTCTTTTCTAATAAATTGTCTGCTAACTTCACCCCACAATACCAGGCTCCGGCAGTTAGAAGAACATCCCACATATCTATTTTCATTTTATACCTCCAAGTTTCCACTATCATAACATTAACGTTAACATTCCACCAGTCCGAAACTTTCTTTTAATAATACTTTTCATCGAACTCTTCTTGAATCAGATCATTCTCTATATAATATCTCGCTAGCCCTCGCACGTGAATTAAAGGTTTTATCTTACCAAGCTCTAAGATAAATTTTTTCTTCATATCCTTTGAAAATTCGTAGTCTATCATTATCCTAAAAATTTCTTGCATTATTTCGGCTTCATATAATGAATTCCAATTTGAATAACAATTTCCCGCTGTCATCCATAATTTGTAATGAGGCGATTCTTGATCTCCTTCATTAAAATCTATAGATTCCACTCTGACATCTTCAACAATAGAAGTACGTTCAAAACATTTCCAAAATATTCTTGCATTTTTCTGTTCTATAAAAGCCATGATATATCCTTGTGTGTAAAGATGTTGAAAAACATATCATATTTCGTGGCTTGTGTGTAATCCCGAAACTTTCTTTTAATCCTGCCAACTGTTCGATTTCCTCGTACGGTTCAAATGCATGGACTAAAATCCCATGTTAAATTAAATTTTTAATTATACCTTCTAGGAGAAAACATGTCCGGCGCCATGCTATATACCCAAGCTCTCGGATCACGAGCAGAGAACGTGGAAGTCCCACAGATCGACACTAGAAATCCAACGCAGAACGATTTGAATTATCCCATTGGAAAGAGGTGGGTCAATCAGGCATCTAATCAAGTTTTTTCTCTTTTATCATTTTCGTATTCGCGTCTGGAGAAAACAGCCAACTGGATTAGTTTGTCGGGATTTTCCATTGTAGCGAAGGGATCGGCTACATTGACGGGGGGATCCGTAACTATTATGAATACTGCAATTACGTCCAGCTCTCTAGTCTTTCTCACCTATACATTTTTCTCAGGAAGTCTTGGGTTAGTAGCAGTCGCGCCCTCTTCGATTACAAATGGACAATTTATAATACAAAGTAGTAGTGGCGGAGACTCATCGAGTTTCTTTTATGTAGTTGTTAACCCCTAGGAGATCGCATGTCAGGAGCAGTTTTAAACACTCAAGGTTTCGGGAATAGACCAGAAAGTGTAGAAGTCCCAGTTATTTCCCCTGGACCTCCGCACATAAGTAATCTTCTATATCCAATTGGAAAAAGATGGATCAATAGTTCAGATTCTTCGGAATCCGTGTTAACTTCTTTAATATCTTCTCAAGGAACGACTGCTTCGACATGGTTATTTTTGGCGGGAGGGAATGTATATGTGGCCTCAGCAGGCATAGCACCTCCTCTGGTAAACGGCACTATAACCGTTGACGATCCCGCTGTCATCTCAACATCTGTAATTTTCATCTCGGCTGCGATATGGAATGGGAATGGTGCCGCTTATGTCACGAATGTGACCAATGGATCTTTTGAAATCGCCGGTGGAGGATCAGGCGCCACCAGTACATATTATTATATGGTCATCAATTAGGAGAAAAAATGACAGGTGCAGTTGTATATACCCAGGGTTTTGGTTCATATTCTCAAAATATAGAAATCCCTGTTGTCAGTATGCGATCTCCAGATGCAGGTGACACAGACTATCCTATTGGGAAGAGATGGATTAACAATATCACCAATCAAGAATATGTATTAACGTCGATGACTAGCTTTGCGCCCTCTCAAAAAGCCTTTTGGTTGCTTTTGAACAAAATAAATTTTTATGTCGCTTCTGTAGGCACTGCTACGCTGTCCGGAGGGGCAATTACGGTTAATGATCCAACGGTTGTAGATACATCTGTTATCCTAATCAGTCAGTTGAATCCAGTTAATACTAGCGATATCTCTGTTTCAATTAGCGGTCCAGGCACTTTTACCATTGATTCTTTCAGTGGAACGGATGCCTCAACCGTGTCTTACATGGTAGTAAATTGAAATTTTAATTTGATAGATATAAAATTTTTTATTGGATATAGTCAAGTCACCTTAGATTAAAGGAGTTTTCGTGGAAAGCGTCAGACTTGTACCAGATGGAATTTCAGTTATTAATGGAATAGATGTGGGAGAATCTGGACTTACGTTCGTAGGGATTTTGAATTTCCCAGCTCGTATCTATTTGGTTCAAAACTTTACCGACGTGTTCTTGTTTTGCTCTCAAGATGGTATTCAATCAAATTTCATGCTTCCTCCAGGAGGATTTCTACTTTTGGATGTTGGAACCAATAAAGGAACTCCTAATACATGTGAAATTCCTGCAGGTTATGGACTCTGGGTTGATCCTTATGATGCCCCACCCACTAAGGGTATTGTTGTTCTTTCTTACTGGTATTCAGGATAAGGAGTATAGATGTCACAGTCGGGTGTTTATGAGGAAAATGTAAATCCATCGGCCCAGCCGGTATTATTCGTGGTTGGCAATGATGATGTACCTGTGCCACCTGATCCAGCTACGGGCGATATAAATATTATAGGCGCTAGTGGAATAAGCACGTCTGGAAACGCCGGTACATATACCTTAACGATCACGGGATCATCCACTGGAGCAACCATAAATGGTGACTCTGGTAGTATCGCGGGACCAGATATCACGATCTATGCTGACCAAGCGGCTCTTAATTGTGGCTCATCCGTAGCCTTTGCAAACTCTGGGACTATCTCTACTCTAAATTTAAGTGACGCAAATGAGAACACAATCTTGGGTCAATATAGTGGAGTAGTGGGAACTCCAGGAAGTGTCAATACTGGAATCGGAACATATGTCTTTTCTAATCTAGGTAACTCTGCTGATAACGTTGCAGTTGGATATGGAGCTTTATATGCCCTAACTGTTGGAAATGAAAATACTGCCATAGGAAGCCAATCTCTCGAAGATTTAACCACTGGGAATTATAACACGGCCGTCGGTATCGGAACTCTTGAAGACATTATCTCAGGAAATTACAATATTGCGCTCGGTTATTATTCGGCGTATGAATATGACTCCGCTGAATCTAACAACATCATAATTAATAATTATGGCGTCTCAGGTGAAAACAACACCCTTCGTATAGGTGGAGGAACAGGCACAGACACGCTTGAACTACAGGCAGCATATATTTCTGGTATTGATGGCGTTAACTTAAACACAGCTAATGTGGTAGTCGAGGCGTCTGATCAACTCGGGACAGCCGTTCTAACGGCAGGTACTGGAATTTCCATAACCCCAAGTGCTAACGCTATTACAATTACTGCCACTGGATCGGGTGCTTTCACATGGGTGAACGTATCAACAGATATTACGTTGGCCCCGAATACAGGATATGTTAGCAATTTTGACGAAGAGATCATCTTCACATTACCTACGTCTGCTAACTTCGGAGATTATTATAGAATTGTAGGGAACTCTTCCAATGGATGGGCACTCAATATAAATGCGGGTCAATATATTCAATATGGAGATGTCACAGCAGTTTCTCAATTAGCGTCTGCATTTCAAGGTGATTGCATAGAATTGCTATGTGTAGTCCCAAATACAGGATTTCAAGTGATCTCTAATATGGGGAATATTGGTTACTCATAAACATTTCTTAACAACTTAAGGATTATAAAAATGGCAGTAAATAACAGTTTAAATTTACAAGCGGCAGGGGTCGTATCGTTTGACGGTGCAGGAACCTTTTCTGGATCAGTTATCGATCAATATTCTACCTTGTTGGGAGGCCCTTCCAATACGGTAGTCGATTTAGGTGTAGCAACCAACGGTCAGTTGGTCATTGGTTCTACTGGCGCCACACCTGTTCTAGCAAACATTCTTTCGGCAGATAGTTCCGTTACCATTACCAATACAGCTGGTGGAATTGACTTATCTGTTTCAGGTGATCTTCTTTCTCTAGGAGCTTTTGGATCAACACCAAACGCAGACGGTCTATCTTTAGCCTCTAACGTTCTTAATATGCAGCCTGCTGATGGTACACATCCAGGAGGTGTTAGTACAACAACTCAAACATTAGCTGGGGCCAAAACATTTGCCAATCTTCTCACTTATGAAGCTGGGATGACAGGCGAGGGAATCACTCAGATCAACGTATCTGCAACTGATTACGCAACATCTATCGGTAACACAACTGGTAGTTCTGCATTAACTCTCAAAGTTGGTACCGGGAATTTCTCTTTAGATGGCGTTGGTGCATCTACTTATGGGATCGGTGCTTCAACAGTTGCTGGAACGATCACAATCGGAGGCACATCTCAATCCGGTACGATTACTCTCGGCGCTTCATCTGCGACGAATATCGTTGATGTGGGTACTGGTTCTGGCGCTACCACTGTTAATATCGCTACAGGCGCAACAAATGCTAAAGTAGTCCATATCGCTGATGGTGCTGTTGCTAATGCCGTGACCGTCGGCTCTACTTCAGGGGCAGCTAGCTTGACCCTTAATTCAGGTTCTGCGGGTATCGTAGCAACAGGGGTATACGGAGTTTCAGTCGCATCTCCTGAACTAGTAACAATTAGCTCAGCAGGTGCTTTAGGATCCGTAGCAATGCCAGTGGCTCCTTTAGTATGGTCAACCGTAACAGGCGCTACACAGACAATCGTTAATGGACATGGATACTTCGCTAATGCAGCTACAGGAGGAGTAGCGTTTACTCTTCCAACAAGTGCAGCTGAAGGTACATCTTTCGCGATTGCTGGTCTATCGACAGGTTCTGGTTGGAGTTTGATCCAGAATGACCCAAGTCAATCTGTGCAGATTGGAAGTCTATCTTCTACACCAGGTGCTGGAGGAAGCTTGGCCTCTACCAATAATACAGATGGTTTCTATGCAGTCAATGCAGTGGCAGATACTCTATGGGTTGCTCCATCCGGAGTCCAAGGAAATATCGACATTGTTTAGTTAAATACGGTGTTATGTTTGGGGGTGTAAAAACCCCCTACTTAAAAGGAAAAAATGGCAACCAATAATTCTTCAAATAATCAATTAGGTCCGAACTCAAGTTTAGTCATATCTTCTGCGGGCGTGATTAACCTCGCTCAGCAACCATGTTTTAATTGTTGTCTATCCACAACTCTCAGCAATGTGACAGGCAGCGGCACCCTGTTTACAATACCGTTTGATCAAGTGAATTTTAATCAGGCTGGAACGATTACAGGAGGCGTTTATACTGCGCCAGCGTCAGGGAATTATTTATTCTCTTGGGGAATAACTCTAGACTCCGGGACACTTACATCAGCAACTTCAGTGATAGCTGTCATAAATACTACTTCAGCTCAATACTTCAGCAACAGTATCAGTACCACGGCAGCAGCTTCTGTCAATGGATTCACATTAGGCGGAAGTATTATAACTGCGATGTCTTCCGGGGATACTTGTAAGATCGATCTCACTATTTATGGACAAATAACAGATTCAGTCTCGGTTATGGGAAATACATCTCCTATAATCACGTATTTTACAGGGAGCATGCTAAATTGAGCTATCCAACCGGTGGTAACGTCTACGGAGTGGCAATCGGAACTCGTCCCGAGAATGTGGAAATTCCTCAGGTTCTCAAACGTGATCCAGGACCGGGCGATAACATCTACCCCATCGGCAAAAAGTGGATCAATACTACAGCTAATACGACATTTACTCTCACAAGCTTTTCGAGTATGCAAGGGTCTTTATTAGCTAACTGGGAACAAGAAGGGGGAGGCGCGACTACCTCTCCTATTTCTCAATTTACAGTTGGGGATTCTCCGGATCAAGTAACCGTCCTTCCAGATGCAATGTCTAATGTGAATCTTCCTGATGGGAATGGAATTGCTGCAGTTGGCACGGCTAATACTGTAACATATAATATGGCTTCTCCATTCACAGGGGATTTCACCTTTGATGGGAATATCTCCTCTAGCCAATCCAATGCGACGCCCGCTAATGGTTCATCATTGAATTTATTAAGATCTAGGGGGTCTACAGGAACTCCTGTAATAGTAGACTCGGGAGACGTTATAGGAAATATTCAATTCTCTGGATATGATGGTGCAGCCTACCAATTAGCTGGTACAATCCAAACCACAGTTGCTGGAGCTCCCGGAGCTGCATCAATGCCTGGATCTATGTCATTTCAGGTCACCGATACAGGTTCTGGAACGCCAACAAAGATGATGCAAATCAATTATAATGACTCTAGTGCTTCACCTAACTCCAATGAAGGGTTCCAAATATTTGAACCGCTGGTTGTGAATCCTCCAGGGAATTCATTTAATCCAGATACGACGCATCTATGTATGCTGACGGTTAATGCGCAAGACCCAGGCGAAGCCGTAGCTATATTGATTAGAAATAATGTTGGATCACCACCCACTAGTAGCAACACATCATTGCTATTCGGTTCATCAAGCCCTACAAGTCCTCCCGACACCCAATTGTATTGCGAACTGGCTTGCATGCCGATTGACAATACAAATTCTCAACTATTGGTCAATATTCTATCTGGAGGGACGATGGCAACAGGTGCTTCGTTCAACTCTGATAAGTCTTTAGCAGTTAATGGCACATTGATACTGGCAACAGTGGGGACCTCCATCCAAGTTTCAACAGGAACTAACGCTAAAGCCGGCCAAGCCGTTTTGGTTGCGGGAACTGTAACGGTGGATACCACAGCGGTGCAAACTTCTAGCTTTATCTTTTTAACACGTGCGGTTGGAGCTGGTACAGCAGCTGGTATCCCTCAAGTTGGATCTATATCAGATGCTTCGAAATTCATTATCGACTCCGTGGACGCCACAGGTGCCATCGTTACTGGTGACACCTCTACTATTAATTGGTGGATTATAGATTCGATCTAGACACATGGACAAAAAGTCCAATCGACATATTCATCATCTCGATCTTCATCTGTTTCTATCTCTTCTTTGACCTCAATCTCATAATGAGATTCTAAAAGTAATGAATAGTCAATAGCTGGGCTGAAAAATATACCTATAGCAAACACTAATTCAATCATCTCTCTCCAAAGTTAATGTATAATATCCGGATTTGCCGGAAGATTTTTTATATTTCTCAATATCGATCCCATCATCTTTCATGGACTGCATGTCATAAGATGATCGTGGATTGTTCCATGTCGCCTTGATTCCATAAGCACGGAAATTGCTGTCGTCACCGAATTCTATGATTTTCTCACGCAAGGCCTTTAATTCCCTATCCAATCGCTTCGATTCTTTAGCCATCTCTTTATAGTCATAAGCCAAATGATGCAGTTGTGGGTCTTCTAGAGTGATGTATTGGGGTTTATCTGACTCAGGAGCCCTTGCGTTACACACTCCATCCCAGAACTTGGCTGCCTTTTCCAAAACAGTAGCAATATAGGCATCATCACGCTGAATGACAGAAATCTTGTATTCTTTTTTCTCTGGAGAGTAAACCACGAAGTGACAGACATCGAATCCCGTGACAAAAAGTTGCCACTGCACTTGTGACATATAATGGGGGGCTATCATTCCGGATTTGTGATGTTCATACACTTCTTCTGAGGGAACTTTTATCTCTATCAATAAGCGATCGACGATTTCCCAAGCGTCTGGAGAAGCGATAGCCCATGATAATTCATCGCTACAAAAGCACGGGGACCTCTCAAAGATATAAGGCGTAGAATATTTAAATGTAACTTTGTAAGCCTCAAAGGCCTCTTCTTCATATTTGTTCCCACGCGCCATCCCAGACGTGGAATATGCTTCCTTGAGGCCAAGTTTGTCGTTGAATACATCGATCGCGGTACGCCATGGGCTGATACCCATGATCGCTGCTACGTCTGAAGCACCAATACCGCTTTGCCTCCAACTGTGCCATTCAGGAGTTCCTTGAACTATGTTAACTTGCATGATCTGAGCTCCCTTTGGATAGATATTGAACCCATGATTTATAGGTTTTCTCGCTGATGGAGTCCAATGATTTTATCTTGTGCTTGTCTAAGACTTCTTGAACTGTTCTTCCAGAGTTAAGGATTAAGTTCGTTAACTCATCACATTGGTCTTTGCTGATCAATCGGTTATCGGACTTCTTGGCCTCAACCGCATCCAAGGCATCCCCTTCTACATCTTCATCGCTGACGACTCCAAGCAATGTGACATACATGTAGCGTCGCATGTAAGTAATAAATTTACCCAAGTCTGTGGGGGAATTAGAAGCTGGCGTGATTGGCATCGTAGACTTCATCCATTGACCAGAAGCGGCATGTGTCAATACTAATGAAAGATGCAATACATCTCCTATAGTAGAAAATACTCCTACACATTTAAGACCATGTTTTTTAAGAGCAGGTTTGGTTGCTCTAAAGCATTCCTTTAGATCAGCATAATGGAATTTGAATGAACCAGCCTGACCCGTCTTTGTCATCTGGATCGACTCAAATTCATCTTCGGCAGCCATTAAGGCTTTCATCAATTCAGAAATATCAGAACTGTTATAAGTATACATTTTCTCTCCAAGTTTTAGTTTGTTTCATATACCCCAATAGTGTACAATTTATAGAATTTAGCAACAAGGAAAATATGGATGTCATAGAAAAATTGAGGGACTTTCGCAAGAAGCACAAGTTAACTCAAAAGCAAGTCGCGGTCGACATAGGAGTCAGCCAGTATACGCTGTCGCACTTCGTCACCCGGGTCTACAAAAGTAAGAAGATGGAACAACGCCTTGAATGGTATATGAAAATGGAGAGAAAGAATGTCGTATGAAACGTTTTTTATGGGCACTTTAGTGGTAGAAATGTTTGGTCTGGCTATCTGGGTCACTTTTTTAAATAACGAGCTCAGAGGGCGTCTAATCGCGTTGGATAACGAATTGTGGAGAGTGAAGCGATTGATTCGCAGTTTGCCATTCAAGTTAGAAGAAGATGCGGAATCTCAGGAAAAGTTGGAAGAATGAATTGGAAATGCCTCTTCTTAGGACACAAATGGAAGAACATAGGGTTTCGTAGGATGAAAATATATGCAGATCTAAACGATCCGTCCACATTTATAGTAGCTTATGACAATTTATTATATTGTTGTCGGAGATGTGGAAAGAATAAAGAAAAACATTTAACTATGACTTACGATTACATAGATATTGACCAGCAGAGTGAAGTTAATATTGAGGAATAAAAAAAACCACTCTCTCTAGTCTGTTGCCGAGTCTAAAGAGAGTGGAAAAAATGCATCAAACATACCAAAACTTCCCCACTCAGAGAAAACTTGGAGAGTCAAGACCAAGTGGGGCCGAATATTCTTTGGACTTCATGAACAATCTGCCTACCAGGGAATGGTAAGGCGATTGCAATCTTAGCGAATTTCGCAATTTATCCACAAGAAATTTCTGAGGGAGCAGGGGTCGAACCTGCAAATCGCTTCATTAACAGTGAAGTGCATTACCATTTTGCTATCCCTCAATAATTTGAAGAGAAAGGGATCGAACCTCCGACCGCCACAACCAAAGTGTGGTGCTCTACCAATTGAGCTACTCTTCAGAAATAATCACATCTTGGCAGTCATTATATTTCCCTTGCAATATCAAAGAAAATCTTTACTCTAGCGATCATGTTAGAATCCCAATTGCCCCTGACTCAACCGCAGCTCAGGTTATACAAATTCATCGCCCAGATGTGCCAGGAATCGCCTGACAATGTCTGCAAAATCAAGAACTCAACTTTGTGTGAGAAAACAAATATCAGAAAAAAATATATCCAACGCGATCTCGGAATGTTGATCGCCCATCTCATGATAGATAGGGTGCCAAATTGGATCTTAGGGTCTCCAGAATCCATCTACAAGGTGCTTTAAAAAAGACGAGGCTACAAAAATTATGTAGCCCCTAAAGAAGGTAACTTGTACTATCGGGTCTTCTCAAGGGTAACCGCCCTTAAGAAGTACGCTAACAACCATTTAACAAGGGAAGAAATGTTAACGCATCTAGACGCTAGTACCAACGCCAGAATGAACACAATGTATCATCTAGCCGCATTGATTATCAATGTGAAAGAAATACTTAACGCTAAATAAGTTACCTTATCTTCCTCCAACCACGTGGAGGTATATGTCAGATTCTCGCTCTCAAGGCCCTGTCGGGGCAAAAAATATCATCTTATCTTTTCCCCAAGGAGGCGCAAAATGAGCATCGTTCGTGTTGCCCATGACAGAGAAAATCCTTATGTCATGATTAATAGAGAGTCATTGTGGGACACAAAATTGTCTGCTATGGCTACATGTTTGTGGGTACGTCTGTTATCCCGTCCAAATAATTGGCGCGTTAGCGTTACAGAGCTTAGTAAATCTTGCGAATGGAGTGCGACTACTGTTTATCGCGTGCTGAAAGAACTCCAAGAAAATGGATATTGCTACAAGTTTCAGCCAAAAGGTGAAAATGGAAAGTTCGCTCAGGTTGAGTATTTTGTTTTCGAAAAAAGGATGACAGAACAGGAAATTCAAATAATTTTACCGCTTTGTCAAAAACCGCTTAGCGGAGAGCCGCTTAGCGGAAAATGGTGCACTAATAATAATGAATTAACTAAAGAAGAAGATAAGAAAAGAAACAGAACACCTCCGAAGTCAAATACACCCCCCAACCCCCTAAAGGGGGAGGTCCCCGCTAACGCTGGGACGTCTTTTGCTTCTTCTTCAAATCAATCAAAAGAAGAAAATACATCACCTGGTAGGCCTAAGAAACCCAAACCCCCTAGTTCCGCGGCGCCCCCTTCCCCTTTGGGCATCGAGCTGGCATGCGAATTGCGCAGGCAGGTCAAAGTTTTGTTGCCTGACTCCAAAGAGCCAAAGATAGAATCATGGGCAAAGCAAGTCGACGACATGATGAGGTTAGATATCATTTCCGAAGTCCGGATGCGCAAGGTGTTGAAATATCTCCCAACAGATGTCTTCTGGAGAAGAAATGTCCGCTCTATCGAAAAGCTTCGAGATCACTTCGAAACTCTTGAGTTACTTCTCAAGGAAAAAGCTCCCTTGTCTCAAGAAGAACGAGAAGGACTCGTATCTAAAAATCGAGCCAAGTTTTATAAGATCAAAGAATTCATCATAAAATCAAGAAGCCTGGCGGAAAAAGGGAATTTGGAAGTGCATGGATTGGATATCACAGGGCCTCGTGGTGTGAAAACACGTCTCGATGAGCCACAAATGTTATCGAAAATAGCAACTTGGTTTGGAATCAAACTGGAAGCAGGCGACGATGATTGAAGATAACGATAGCGGTTACACGGGTCCCAAAGAAGATAGCTTTGAGCACAAAGCCAACGTCTCTTGGTTTGAAAAATGGGTCTGGGACATCGAGCCTCCCGAAGGCATGAACGTTAAATTATGTGAGGCTATGGGGATGAAGGGAAGCATAAAAGACGCATATGTCATGATCTCATACCAAGACCAAACAAAACCAGGAAGTTCACGTTATGCAACGCCAATAAGTTGTTTACAATCAACACTTTTGTTTCAAAAAATGGTGCAAAACACGTATAATAAATATATAACAAAATATACTCAAAAATCGGAGGAATTATGATTAGAATGATTCAGATAGATCGGATAGAATATGTCGGAGATCAAGAATACGAAACAATTGTTATCCCAGTCAGTGAATTGAAACAAATCACTTACAACAGAAAAAATGGATTTGTATGTTTTTGTTATGGGAAAGAAAAACCAATGGGTGGGTTTTGTCAAGACTGCATGGAAATTGAACAGTTCTTTGAAGATTTGAGTAGTGATGAGAACGATACCCTTTTATTGATTCGTTTATACGAAAGCCTATCAACTCTTCAAGAGCTACAGGTCCAAGAATGAAAGTCGAAATCTTAAAGCACGAGTTAAACCACCAATCCGCATCAACCAAACCCTCCCCGGTCATTGGTCACATGCATCTCTTGATCAACGAGAAGATAAAAATCTGGGTCTCAGTTCTCAAAGCGCAAAAGGGTGCTCATCTCTACATCAAAGGGGTTAATACAAACGTCCGCGGCGAATGGGTTCCAGCTTTCGAGCTGGTTGACAAAGATATCTACAAAGAGTTATCTATCCAAATGTCAGAAGATCTAAAACGGATTTTCGATGCGCCACCAAAAAGTAATCATTACGAATCACCGTATGCAAGCCCAATGGAGGGTTGGTAATGTTAGTAAGTCTGAATGAAGCCATTAACTTGCTTAAATGTGTAAGAATGTTCGGGGATTACCATCCAACAGAAGAAGAAGTAATGCAAATGCGACTTCTTGATATGGCATTACAACGCATAGAAGATTGTGCCGACTGTCTAGGAAGCTCTATCGCTCACATGAAGCAAGAAACAAGTAAACTCCAAGAAGAGAAGTCCACAGAAGAATTAGTATTGGCTGAAATTGAGAAAATGAGTCCGCACTTTAACAGATTGAACTATTTTAGGGAGGATATTTCATTTTCTCTTGGAATAGATCCCTCATCGGAAAAAGATCTAAAAAAATCTATGCTGGAAGTGCTTTATGGAATATCAGAAATAGAAAACTTAGTCCGAGGTGACTGAGATGTCTGGGAAACCAACTGTCCCTATAGAAAAATTGATAGAATCGTATGAGATTCATCAAAGTGTTTGGAAAGTAGGGGAGGAAGTTGGATTATGTGGTCAATCGGTACATGAACGTTTACAAAAGGCCGGATATAAACTAAACAACAAAAAATACTCAAAAGCAGAAAGGAAAGCGATCCGAGAAACCTATTTAAACGCGATTACAGGCTCTCCAATCGATTTAAAAGGGTTAGCCAAGGGTTTGGGTCGACCCCACACAAATATATCAAGAGAAGCCAGGAAAATGGGCCTCACTGTTAAAGGTAGGCAAAAAACATTCTCCTGAATATTGTAAAGAGATGGGACCTCGTTCAACGGAATGGTGGCTAAAAGCAAGTGAGCAATTAGCAAATGAAAGAACTAAAAAAATGGTAGAAACTAACCGAGAGAAAGGAACTTATGACAAACCACATGGCTCATGGAAATCAGCATGGAGAACGATTGGAGGGAAGAACAAATTTTTTAGATCTCGATGGGAAGCCAATTATGCACGATATTTAGAGCATCTAAAATGTGAAGGCAAAATAAAAGACTGGCTTCATGAACCTCAAACATTTTGGTTTGATAAAATTAAGAGAGGATGCCGCAGTTATCTTCCAGATTTCAAAGTGATAAGGAACGACGATACTTACTATTGGGTTGAAGTGAAGGGATGGATGGACGATCGTAGCAAAACTAAGTTGAAACGGTTCACTAAATATTTCCCTGACCAAGAAATAATTTTAATACAAGCTCCATGGTTCAAAGAGAATGAAAGCATATACAGATATCTAGAGGATTGGGAGTAGAAACTTGTGGTAATTTCCCATGCATACTTTTCCATAGTTACTCGGCAGTGAAACGGGGAGATAAAACTCCCCTGCATCACCGATGTTCTAGCTACCGTCTAAGTGCTGTCAAACCTCTGTCAAAATTATTTTGCATAATATCTAGATAGGAATTGAAATGGGTTCGATCCATCCCGCTGTGAAAGCATTCTTCTAAGAGATATCCCCCCAATATGGCCATAAACTTCTCTCGCCCCCATTCTTCCCGCAATCTCAAGAGATTTTTTTCCATCTCCCTTATTTTTTTGCACGCTTCTTCATGATCCATGTTTAGTCCTGATTTTTTTGCCAAATTTCTAATATTTTCCCAAATAGCTCATTGCAATCACCGCGTTTAAATGCACCCTCTGCCATGCCAATCCCAAGATGAATAGACAAAGCAATGATCGCGGAAGAATAAGAAAGTCCCTCGGAATGAATTATCAACAATCCATCAGTCAATATCTCACGCGCTCTTGAGATTTCTTCATCTCTATTCATAGAACACCTTAGCTAAAATCACCCCAATCCAAAAAATTATAATCCCAATAGCAATGTCGGCAGCCCGACGATGGGATAGTCTCACGATCCATCTCTTTGGTACATATCGTACTCATCATCAAAGTCATCTTCACTTTTTGGTATGATTCTATCAACAGGGTCGTTGAAGTCGTTTTCTTTTGTCAATAACGCCTCTTCTATCTTGTCGGCCAATCTCAAATATTCTCTCATCATAAATTCTTCAAGGTTGTTCATCTTTTTTTATCTCAGCGGGTGGCCTGATAATATCTATCCACATTCTCCCAAGGACATCAAGTACTTCCATATTCGTTAGCCCCGAACACTCACATACCAAGCGCAAATCATAGGTTAATTTTTGATCGGGCGTCATGTCATCGTAATCCATATATTGCTATTTTAGCAATTATTTCCCATTTAGGTCAAGTCTTTCAAGATGGAGTGCAATAAAATCGTCAGAGCATACATATCATAATTGGTGGGAGGAAGTGTCATTGCACTCTGAGGTAATCTCTCGTAAGATTCCCCGCTCTGCTTTAACATAATTATCTTCTCTTGTATAGACATTGAAGGAGGGTTGGATATAACCGGCTCGATCGCCTCGTGGACATCCTCAATCTGATCTACAATCTTGGGCAGAATCTCATTCCCCTCATCATCAACTCGGATGAAGTTTACCCAATCGACAGCTTCGCATTTGTGGTAGTGATTCCCTCCGTCAACGGCGATCTGGTCACACGAACATCTAACGTAATCGTGTTGATGAAAGGACTCGATGATGTCGCCGCATAGACGACATTTAGCTCTGTTTCTCATGAATCGTATCCGTCTAAAATAACATTGGCTCTTTCAATATTGCAGATGGCTGCTTCAATGAATTTGTCCGTATGTTCAGAACAATTTAGCATATGCATAGCATCGGTTAATAATTGGCCGATCTTTTCATGCTCGTCTTCTTCAAAAACGTATAATTTTTTCATATCAAAAATGCCCTCAGGATGGTGTTTCAGCGAGATTATATACTACTTTTTCAAGTGCTTCATCTCTTTCTTCTTTGTTGGGAAAAAGAATGTCTGAATCTTCTCCATCTTCCCATAAAACATTTATGAAATACAAACCTTCGTCATCTTCATAGGGACCGACACTTATAATTAGCTCTTTTCTCGCAGCAAATAATCTCCCGATTCTGACAAATTCTGTCATATTCCCCTTGAGGTTAACGTTATTTTTTGGTATGATATTGATAGAATCGACCAATATTTAGCAACGCAAATAGATGAATGTAAAGAGAATGCATCACAGCAGCCCACGCGTGATACATCGATAAAATGGGTGGGCGATTTGATTTAGATGGAAAAACATACAACCGGTCAATAAGATTAAAAAATATAGTTGATATATAATTTTAATTTTACATGAGGTTTGTATGTGTAGACCAACAAAATTTACTGACGAGGAATTAGATTCTTTCGCTGATGACTTGTTGCAATGGATGAAAGATGATGACAATATCTTCTTCAAGTACTTCGCAATTGATAAAGGATGTCATCCCGAAGAAATTAGCCATTGGAGTGCCAGAAGTGCAAAGTTTCATCAAGCATTATATATAGCCAAGGCCATTCAGGAGAAGAAATTGATCATGGGATCACTACGAGGAAAGCTAAAAGAGGGCTCATCAATATGGATGTTGTGTACTAATCACGACTTCGTACATCCAACCAAAATGGCCCAAGCATCTGTTGTGGTAATGAATGAAGATGAGTTCGTAGAACGTTTCATGAATAAGAAACGAGGACTAGACGTAAAACAAGATGAATAAAAAGTGCGAAGCTTGTGATCCCAAATATTTTGTTGTTTACGGGTTTTGTGCCAAGTGCAACAGAAGATGTGAGCCGCCTTTGTGGGATCAAGATGGAGAAATGAGTATATTAGATCATCAAGAAATGATGGCTGATTGGAACAAGCAGCGATCCGATTTCATAAATGATAGAGTCAGATCGTTCAGATCGTCATGAATATGGAGATGGAATGAATAAGGAAGTAGAGAAATGCTTGACAGATGATGAATGGCGCCTCAACAATCTATATTGCATTCTCGACAAGCGCGGCCGCAAAATCAAATTTAGCATGAACTGGGCCCAACAAGAGCTTCATGATAATCTATGGTATTGCAACATCATCTTGAAGGCACGCCAGCTTGGAATATCGACGTATGTATGTATGCTGTTCTTGGATAAGTGTCTATTCAACGAGGGCATCACAGCAGGTATCATCTGCCACAAGCGTGAGGACAGCGAAATCATGTTCCAGCGCATCAAGTTCGCATACGATTCACTCGATCCATACATCAAGTCGAAGATCAAAGCCACATCAGATAGTGCCCGCGAGCTATCATTCTCTAATGGATCAACAATGCGTGTGGGTAACTCGATGCGTGGTAGCACTCTGCAATATCTGCATATCTCTGAGTTCGGCAAACTATGCGCTGAATCCCCTGACAAAGCCACAGAGGTCATGACCGGAGCATTGAATACCGTCGCTGCTGGGCAATTCGTATTCATCGAATCAACCGCTGAAGGCAAAGAAGGATACTTCTATGACATGTGCCAAAAGTCTCAAGCTCAGAAGCATTCCAAGCATAAGCTAACAGAATTGGATTATCGCTTTCACTTCTTTCCTTGGTGGAGAGAACCAGCATATCGACTTGGCTCACCGGTATCATGCACTGAAGATGCCTTGGATTACTTCAAATCGCTCGAAGGCAGAGGTATTACACTTGATCCCGAACAAAAGAACTGGTACGCAGCTGTCGAGGCCAACCAACGCGATAACATGATGCGCGAGTTCCCATCTACTCCAGAAGAAGCATGGGAGCAATCCAATGAAGGCGCATATTATGCCAAGAATGTAACCACGGCCCGATTAGAAGGGCGTATCTCATCTGTCCCATATGATGAAGCCGTTCCCGTAAGCACTGCATGGGATTTAGGATACAACGATTCTACATCGATTTGGTGGTTTCAGCTAGTAGGCAAGGAGATACACGTAATCGACTACATTGAAGGCTCTGGCGAGTCCCTAGCGCATTGGCTGGGCGTTGTAAAGTCTAAGCCCTATGTGTATGAAAAGCATCTTGCGCCTCACGATATCATGGCTCATGAATACACAAGCGGAATGAATCGTCAATCATCAGCTCGTCAGATGGGTATCAACTTCATCGCTGTTCCCAAAGCTGCAATCGTCGTAGGAATAGACAAAGCTCGAGGCATATTCAATCGCTGTTGGTTTGATGAGAAGAAATGCTCAGCTGGTATCAAGTGCCTTGAGAACTACAAGAAAGAATGGGATGACAAGCACGGCTGCTGGAAGGGCCAACCTCTCCACAATTGGGCTTCACATTGTTTTATAGGTCAGACAGAAGTCTTGACTATATTCGGAACGCGTCGGATAATGGATCTATCTAATCGTGGAGTAATATTAACATCATGTGGATGGAAAGAATACAGGAATCCGAGGATAACCAGGAAAAATGCCCCACTTGTGGAAGTTGCATTCGAAAACGATCTTACAGTGAGATGTACGCCGGATCATTTATTCAAAACGGCATCCGGGTGGATATCAGCAGAAAACCTAGAGAGGGGTATTATGATCCAGTCAGGGTCGACCCAATCACTGAATACTTTAATGGAAAGTTATATAGAATTTTTCCTGGAGAGAAGTATTTCAAAAACACTAAATACTTACACAGAGAAGTTTGGAAGGACGCCTTTGGAGAGATTCCTAAAGGATGTCATATACATCATAGAGACGGTGATAGATTCAATAACAAATTGTCCAACTTGGAATGTTTACCAGCGCGAGAACATCTACAAAATGATTGGAAAAGAACAAAATCTCATATCACAAATCATTTTACAGACGAGTGTAGAACTAAGGCGAGCTTATGGCATTCATCAGAAGAAGGCAGATTGTGGCATAAACGACATGCAGACAGAATTAAATCTCATCTTAAGTGGAAAAGAGAACCAAGAGCTTGTCTCAATTGTTCACAGCAATTTGAAGCCCTTCTTAGAAAAAATGGAACTGGCGATCAAAAATTCTGTTGCAATCGCTGTAAATCACTGTACCGTTCAAAGTGTAAGAAAACTTCCTTGGAAGTCTGATGTATGGTGTTTGACTGTACCTGGAGTAGAGGATTTTTGTTTGTCTAATGGGGCTATTGTACATAATTGCGCAGATGCATTTAGAACGCTTGCTTCAGGGCTTGTGTTCTTTGGACAGAAAGAAACAGACGCTACTAACTTAGGGAAAGGCCCTCGGGCTTATAGGTTTTAGATGGATAAATTTCATGAAATACAAGGTTTGTTATTAGTTATAACTAGTCTGCATATGATATTGCTTATTTTTATTTTATATTTATATTTAACTTAATAGGAAACAAATGACTGAAGAACTCAAGCAACCAGAAATAGTATTAGAAAACGGCCCAATAGGCACACTCGATCGCGGTGAGGTCCATCCTCTGGCTTCATATGCTGTCAGCTTTGTTTTAGCTATCAAGAACGTTCCAGAAGTTTGGGCTCTTGTGAAAGCTGACCTTGAGAAGCAAGCATCTATCGGTGATCGCGCAGCTGTTATATGTTTACCAACCTTAGAGGCAATCGAGAATGATACATTGATTGTTGATCGCTATGTGTTTGGGCTAGCTATGTATATCATGCATTACCTTGAGAATGCCAAGAAAGCATTCAAGATATCAAAAACTCTAACTAGTAATATCCCATATCTGTTCAAATCTCGTAAAAGACTACCCTAAAGGAGATAGCATGAAACTGATCAATCTTAAGGATGAGAAGCCAGAGCCTGGAGAAGAAATCTTGGTTCTATGGCGCATTAAGCAAGGTGATTGGGATTACTGGGATTGCAACTTGATCGATTCTGATAATATCGGCGAGATTGAAGGGAAACATATATTCTGGGCTAAGCTACCAAAGGTGAGATGATGGACGATTACGAGAACTATGGCCCTACGGTCACATATACATTCGTATTACCCCGTGATCGCAATGAGAAAAAGCTCTTTGATCTCAACGATGATATGTTTTTGGCTCTACGTCGTATAGATGAGAAGTGTCGAGGTCGCTTGAAATGGGCCGAAGATGAGAATCTCGCACTTGATAAGTTCTGCGAAGAGATACGACATCTAATCCCCGAGGGAATACATGAACTGGATTGATTGCAAAGACAGCATCCCAGATAATGGGGAACTCGTTCTTATGGCGCGTAAAGAGTATCCAACTTCGTATTGGTATGGTCCATTCGATCGACTCTCATGGTGGGTTAATGAACAACAAATGACTCATTGGATGCGTCCAGATTCGAATATGAGGAACTACTTGAAAGGGGAACAATTAAGACTACAGGAGGAATCATGCCATTAGTTAAGGGGAAAGCTGCGAAGTCGAAGAAAGGAATTTCGGAAAATATTAAACGTGAAATGCATGCTGGGAAACCTCAGAAACAGAGTATCGCGATTGCGATGAGTGTTGCTGGAAAATCGAAGAAAAAATGAATATAGCATATGTCGCTGGTCTTGTTGATGGAGAAGGATGTTTAGGCCTCACTAAATGTGGGAAAAGTATTGCTCCCAGAATCGTAATTACAAATACCAACAAACAGATAATTTACGATCTTAAAGAAGCATTTGGAGGACATATATTGTATCGTCCGGCCAGCAAACAAGGATGGAAATGTCCATGTCATTGGGTAATTCAAAATTCCTCAGCAATTGAGTTTTTAGAAAAAATATACAAATATTTAAGAATAAAAAAAGATCAGGCAACTTGTTTATTTCTTTATGAAGTAATTCGTCCAGGGAAAGGAAATGTATGGACAAAAGAAGGAAAAGATAGCGCTAAATTAATATCTGATCAGATTCATTGGTTAAATAGGAAAGGAGATGGTATATATCCTGAACCTATGAAATTGGTTTATGAAGAGTATTTATCTAATAAAAAGGATTGATCATGGACAAGAAGATGCACAAAGTTACTAAAGCGATGGAATCCGCTGAAAAGGACATGAAGCATGGCAAAGAAAAAGCCGCGATGAAAGTCCTCAAGGGCGCTGAGAAGAAAAACGAGAAGCTTGTGAAGATTGACCGCGAGGTTAGAGACCCGGCGATGAAAGAGCTCAAGAAGATGAAAAAGAAGGGGTGCTAATATGGCTAAAGAAAAATGGATCGGCAAGATGCACATGAAGAAAGGCGCCTTGCATGAAGAACTTCACGTGCCGGAAGGCAAGAAGATTCCTGAGAAGAAGCTTATGAAGGCTGAGCACTCAAAGAATCCGACGTTGAAGAAGCGTGCGGTGCTTGCTGAGACCCTCAAAGGTATGAGTAAAAAGTAATGGAATTTACATGTAATGACGAATCGATTAGGTTCATATCAGGAACTGCCTATTTTGAAGATGGTACGCCTGTATTAGAAAAGGAATGCTGTGGGCAATCTATGAATATGGTAATAGGCAGAACGTCAAGTATGTGGTACTGTTCTCTATGTGGTTTATGGTGCCCTCTAGACGAAGAAAAGTAAACAAGGCATGCGTAAAAAGTAATTATATATTATGGCTCCTTCGTCTAAAGGGTGAATAACCCGTAGTAGGACAGTTGATGCTTAGCGGCTCAAAAGATGTAAGTGCAGGGCTTACAGGGGCCATTTTTCCCATTCAAAAAGTAAACATCGCGTTCTAACTCATTTGCAATTAAAATATTTAATGATATGTTCATTGCAAAGGAGTCCCGATGTCTTTTTATATGCCTCCATGGGCAAATAACCTTGAACCGTCTCAAGGGAACGTCCGCCAGTGGTTAGATAATCTCTACAGCAAATTCCAACCAATCGAGCAAAGTCGCTGGAATCAGTCTAATATAGACACATTATTTTATGCCGGTGCTCAAACATTCATCAATCGCTACTTCAACATCACCCAACCATCATCTCAGCAGGAATTCTACTTCAATCTCTTGCAACAGCCCGTGAATATGGTAACAGGCTATCAGCGTCAACACCGCAAGCAAATCAATTACATCCCGGCAGAAGGTGCAGACACTCAGACTACCGACCAATACACAAAGCTAATGACGCATCTATGCAATGCAGGAGGCATACACGAACAGTTCTCTCGCGCTTGTGAGCAGGCTTGCATCACTGGTATGGTTTTGCTTCAACCTTATCTCGATTATACCAAAGATGACCCTGCTCAGGGTGAGATTAAGGTCAAACTGTGGGAATACAACAGCTTTCTAATTGATCCCTACATGCGTTCTCTAGACGGCTCAGATGCCCAATTCGTATGGTGCCAAGAATATATTAGCAAACAAGAAGCCGAAGTGCGATTTCCTGATAAGATATCTACTGTAACACCGATGTCAGGTACGCCTCAGCGATATGGAAGCTTCTATTTCTTACCAGAAAACTATAATATGGCAAGAAACGACCTGATGGTGCTTTCTTATGTCTGGTACAAGTGGCGTAAAAAGAAAAAGAGGTTATACAGTGCGACTAGAAACCAATTCTTTGACTATGCTGGCGGAGATGATCATCTGGATGCCCTTTTATACAATATACCTGATCTAGAAATAGTTGAGGTTGATGTGCCTTGTTGGAAGTTGGCAGTCGTATTGAACGATCAGCTCATGTTTCAAGGCGAAAATCCGTTAGGTTTCGATGGATGTCCTTTCGTTCCGGTGATCTGGAACTACGAACCACATAATAACTATTACGACTTGCGCGTTCGCGGTCTCGTCAGGACTATGCGCGCCTCGAATTACCTCTTAAATAGACGCATAATTTTAAACCACGATATCTCAGAAGCAACCATCAACGCTGGATGGAAACGCAAGAGCGGCGCAATTGCCAACGAAGATAACCTCAAGAAGTCTGGCCAAGGCTGGGATATCATCATCAACGAAGGCTACGAGCTCACAGATTGCGAGAAGATTATGCCGTCAGCCGTTCCAGAGTCAGATATGGCTCTCGCAGATCAGCTACAATCGCTTATCTTTAGCACGTCAGGGGTAAACCTAGAGACGTGGTCAGCCCAAGACAATTCTCAAGCTTCTAGCCTCACGGTGATGTTGAAGCAGGCTGCTAACTTGATGGTCTTGCAGAAGTATTTCGATCAGTGGGATCTATCTCTCAAGCAACTCGGTGAACTCATGCTTGCGATCATCCAACAGAACTGGAATCCCGCGAAAGTAGGAATGCTGATCGGCGAAGAGCCAACGCCGTTCTTCTTCTCTAGGGTATTCGCAAAAACTCAAGTCATTGTTGAGGAAGGTGTTTTAACTCCATCCCAAAAATACCAAGAGTACCAACAATGGCTTGAACTTAATCAACAACTCGGCGGAATCATACCTCCAAGCAAGCTAGCCGAGAAGGCACCAATCCAAGGCAAGAAAGAGCTCATCGAGATATTGAAACAGATGGAGCAACAACAAGCTGCTGTCCAGTCTGAGGCAACTAATATCCAGCATGCATTCGAAGAAGCTAAGCTCAAGGAAATGATGTCAAAAGCGGTTTCTAACTTGGCTACGGCTAGAGAAAGGCATTCTAGAAGCGATTCCAACGTGGG